CTGTTCGCCCGCTATCAACCCAAGGGAGATATTACTAAGTATGGGAACGACCTATGGGATGCCAACAAATTCCTTGGTGAAGTAACCAAGGGGAAAGACAAAGCGACAATTGAGAGAAACATTAGAACAGTTCTTGGTGATGATTTCTACGATGAGTTCAAAAATGCATCAATGGTTGCAACCTCGGTAAGAGAGGTTGGCCCTATGGGGGATCAGATTACTCCAAGAATGGTCGCGTCCGGTTCTGGTGTTCACGGGTATGTCGCCGGAAAGATAACTGACCCAGTTAAACATAAGGTTGCGTCTTGGATGTATGCTGGCGGGCAACTAATGCCGTTTATTAGAAAGGCTTACAGAAAGGAAATCTCACCAGAGGACTACGCAAGGAATTTGACTGCCGCTATAACTGCATCTAGCGCGACAAGCCGTGGTATTGGTGCTTTGTTTGGGACTGGTCGAAATGACCCAGCATTCATGGATTACATTGTCGAAAACCTCGGCGTTCTTCCGCAGGATGATGAGGATTTCCGCGAGAAGTATGGAACCAAACGCGAATCAATTTCCGGCAAAGATTATGAAATCAAAAAGTAAAAAGCAAGTAGGCTATCTGCTCAGTAAGGGTTCTCCGCTTTCCTCGACGCAACAGAATAAGCTCAAAAAAGAGTTGCACTCTGGGGCCGTTAAGGTTAAAAACGGCAAGAAGACCAAATGAGCGACGAAGACCTATCAGCGATTGATAGTAAAGAGGCGATGAAAGAGTTCTTCCTTGAGGTCAAGGAAAGGGCTAAGCAATTCCCTCGGAACACTATCGAGAACTACAACCCGAATGTGGCGGCACAGATCCTCTGGATGTTGGCGCAGGGTGGGCGTATCAATGCTATTGCCAAGAAGTGCAAGGTGACGCATGAGACTGTTCGTGCGCTGGAGTGGAGGCATAACGATACGCTGGAGTCAAAGCGCAAGGAGTTCTCTAAACGCTACGCTATTGCTGCTGCTGAATACACAGATCTTTTGTTCGAGAAAGCCGAGCAGTTAAGCCGTGATCCAGACCAGCTCAAGGCAATCTCCCCAGACCGATTGGCGTTGACTATTGGCATTATGACCGATAAGGCTGGACAGCTTTCGGGCATGGCGAGTACCATTGTTGAGCATCGCAAGGGTCCGTCTATTGATGATGCCGCCAAGATGATTGCAGAGGCAAAGTCTAGGATTGCCAATAAAGTCAAAGCCCAAGCGGTAGAAGCCGAAATCGTAGAATGATAGCAGAACCAGAATCAAGATACGCTGATTACGCTAAGGATGGTGGCAACATTGTTCGTCACTACATGGTCGAGCATGACGGGGTTCAGCACAAGTGCCATACCCTGTGCTACGCTTCGTATCTAGCCGAGAAGTTCAACGCTAAGATTTGGAATGTGGTGCTGGAGAAGTTCGTTAAGCCCTTCATTGGCGTGTGCAAACATTGCAAGAAGCGTCGAGAGCTTCATTTTGTTGACGGGAATAGAGGATCATTTCCAGCGGAGGAGGATACATTTGGATGTGAGGAATGCGGGAGCGTTTACAGGATTGTTGACATTCTCATGGAGACAGACGCATACAAAACCAAGTAATGCAGTGGCGCAAACATCCAATCCTTCAGCCTCCCAGCGATGACGAGGTAGCCTTGATGGAGCCAGATGATCTCATTGAGCTTCATCGGATCTACCATGAGGCGATTGATAACGCTGAAAAAGATCCATTCCGATACGGGTTTAGGCTTCCGCACTGGGAGAAAGCTGAAGAGCAATTGTCGCAAGTCTCTGAGGTTCTGGCACTTGGTGGAAATCGCAGCGGCAAAACTGCGTGGGGTTCTTACTGCGTGGTCAAAGCCGCCATCGAAAACCCAAAGTCAGAGATCTTCTGTTTTGCTCAGACCTCGGAGGTCAGCATCCGCCAGCAACAAAGCGCAGTATGGAACTGGTTGCCGCATGAGATGAGGACAAAGCAAACTTCGGCTAATGCCTACATCTCGTACACGAAGAAGAACGGCTTCACGGATAACTCGTTGATCCTGCCCAATGCGTCACAGATTATCTTTAAGACCTACTCCCAGTATCAGAACAACCCAACTATCCTAGAAGGCGCGGAGCTTGGTAGCCGTGACCCCCAGTGGCACAATATTGGCGTATGGCTCGACGAATACCTTCTTGGTAATGAGCTTATTGACACCTTGCGCTTCCGTCTCGCTACCCGCAACTCCAAGATGCTGGTAACATTCACCCCGATTGATGGGTGGACGGAAGTTATTAAGGAATACTTAGATGGTGCTACAAGCGTCCAGAGCGTCGAGGCTGAGCTTCTAGGTGGTGAGCTTGTCCCCTATGTCCAACGGAGTAAAAAGCGCAATGCCAGCGTCCACTACTTCCATTCCAAGGACAACCCTTTCGGTGGCTACGAACGAATCAAGGAGACCCTAGTTGGGAGGCCTCGGGAGGAGATTCTAATTCGCGCGTACGGGGTTCCAGTTAAGTCCCACGCCACCAAGTTTCCCAAGTTCAATAAAGAAGTCAATGTTGTCCAGCCATCAGAGATCCCAACTGCGAATGTTACTCGCTATCAGATTATTGACCCAGCGGGTGCGAAGAATTGGTTTATGGCTTGGATTGCTGTGGATGCGTCTGGTACATTTTGGGTATATCGTGAGTGGCCGGGTGTCGATGTAGGCGACTGGGCTGAGTGGAAGGGGGGTAAGTGGATGCCAGGACAAGGGGCTAAGGGGCAGGGCTTTGGTATTCGTGACTACATGGACTTAATTGCCGAGCTTGAGGGTGACGAGAAGGTCTTTGAGAGGCTGATTGACCCTCGGCTTGGAGCGGCTAAGTACCAGTCTGCAGATGGAGCATCTTCCATTATCGAGGATTTGAACGATGCCGGCATGGTTTGCATTCCAGCTCCAGGGTTAGACATCGACGATGGATTGCAGGCACTTATTGGCAAGATGTCATGGGACACCACTAGACCTGCAGATTCGGTCAACCGACCGCATTTCTATGTCTCTTCCGAGTGTGAGAACATTATCCAAGCTCTTAGCGAGTACACGGGTGATGGAGGATTGAAAGAGGCATGGAAAGATCCAGTCGATGTTCTGCGCTACGCAGCCATTGCAGGAATAGATCATGTTGACGAAACCAGAAATCTTGCTACAAGACAAGGAGCAGGAGGCTACTAGCAAAACATGAAAACCGCAAAAAAGCCGATAGTTGCCGAGGAGCTTATCATCGACTGCCTAAAGGAAGCCTACTTTAAAAGGGTTAAAGCCGAGAAGATCGGATCAACCCCCAGACTTACAGAGGAGATTGAGACTCTTGAACACGCCATTCGATACATGAAATCTAGACCAAACCATGAAAACAGCACCAACTAAGAAAGCAGTAAAGCGGGGCAGACCGCCAAAGGTTAAGCCAGAAACCCACGACTCCCCCGCGGAATCTCAAGATAATACCACCTATGAGGGTGATTATCTAGTAATCCGCAAATGCCCAAACCCTAGTTGGGTGATGGTTCGCATGGACGGTGAGGCAGTCCCAGTTAAGGCTCCACCTAGGGTATCGCACAAACTAGTTGGCAAACCTATAAAAGTTGTTATGATACGCCCCGAAGTAGGCGAAGAGTTTTACGAATATATGCCATCATGAGCGCACCAACAGAAGAGCAAGAAGAGTCGATGATCTACGCCGAGGACGGCCCTAATGTCATGGCGTTGGCTGATGCCTACGACAAGTGCCTTATTGATCTGGAGGAGTATTTTGAAGCGTGTCTGCGCTCGTATGATGACCGCCGCAACCTTTGGGCTGGAAAGTCTGACGACCTCCGTAAACAGGGCGCAAATGCCTTTCCTTGGCAGGGGGCGAGTGATATTGAGGTCAATGTCGTCGGAGAGCGTATAGACGCATTTGTGGCCATTCTAGACCAAGCCCTGCAGCGTTCCCACATCAAGGCGTTCCCGACTTCTATGGCATCTATGCCCCGCGCCTCAATGGTGTCTGGGTTCCTTAAATGGATGCGCTCGTCCTATATCCCGAACTTCCGTCAACAGATGGAATTGGGTGCTAATTATCTGCTAGAGAAGGGGCTGATGGTGTCGTATGTCGGATGGAAGCGTGAAAAAAGGACATATTTGCAACAGGTATCCATCGAGGAAATCGCACAAGTCTCCCCCGATCTAGCGGAACTTATTGTTAGTGGGGCTGATGACGAGATGGTATTGGGTATGCTTCAGACGGCATTCCCCGATCTTTCGTCAAAACGCGCCAAAAGAGCCATTATGGATCTTCGCAAAAAAGGTCTGGCTGAAGTCTCTGTTCCTCGTACATCGGTAGATTGCCCAGTAGTTTACTCATGCGCCCCTGATGGCGAGGTTCTTTTCCCATCGTATGTGACCGATCCCCAACGCGCCCCTTATGTATTCTGGCGTACATTCCTTACGGCTCAAGAGCTTGAGAAGAAGGTTGTATCCGAAGGCTGGGATGCCGACTGGGTTGAGAATGCTATCGACCGACTCCGTGGTAAAGACTCCATGTACCTTGACGGCGAGAAGCTCAAGACAATCGACCGCTTGCCTATCACGGACGATAATGACCTTGTTATGGTGGTCTATGGCTACCAGCGTTTGATCGACGAGGAGGATGGCTCTGAGGGCATCTACTGTACCGTTTTTCACCCAACCACCGAGGGCTTTGCCAAACACGAACTTCTAAACGGATATGACGACTACCCCTTTGTGGTTACGCGCTTATCGAACAGCCAAAAGCGAGTCTACGAAACCCAGACCTTCTCGGACATCCTCCGTGGGGCGCAAATGCAAATCAAGACCGAGCGTGATTCTCGTATTGATCGTGCTTCTCTGGCTACTCTCCCTCCATTGTTGCACCCGGCTGGTCGTCCGCCCTCTGATTGGGGGCC